ATCAGCGCCACACAGGCTGTATCCGTCTGGGCAGGTTAATACCCCACGGATAACGTCCCCATAGGGCTTATCGACGCCCGGAAGGTTTACCAGAGGCTTTGCATGACGGAACCGCATAGTGTTAGTGAACCCTGCCACCTCAGCCTTTAGCCAACCATCTTTGTGGCTCTCTAGAAAGCTCTTGAGTATGCCAGCACGATGATTAAGAACAGTAAGCCCATCCAGAACGGAAACAGCGGGGTCAACATCCACAAGGTCAAGTACACTCTGACAGAGTTCACCATCTTTACGAACTTGTTCAATCTTTCTTTCATCACCTGTCTTCTTGTCTCTGAGGAACTTCCAAGTCTTTGGCTTCCACCCAAGTGAGTATAGCCAGTCTTTTACTTGGTCGTTCGAGTTAGGGTTTGCACGTTCATCACCAGTCACCACAGTGATCTGTTCTGCGGAGATTGGCATCTTATTCTCCGCACATAATGCGGTCCAGCGTTCACCATGAGCACTGAGAGAACCATCCTTCTTATACATAACCTTCGGCTTTGTACGTACAGCAGTCAGGACACGTCGAGGCATGGCATCTGCTAATTGTTCTTCTTTCTCGTCCTTAAGGCGCATGATCTCGTCGTAGGCTGCTTGCGCACGATCCACATCCAATTTCCACCCAAGGGCTTCCTGCTCACGGGCACAGTCTAGCTTGAACGACAGATAATCAATAAACCGTTGCAGTTCATTTTCATCTTGGTAGAGCTTGTTTAGTTTATGCCACAGGTCACGCCACAGACGGGAGTTGATCTTAACGTCCTCAGAGCAGCGATGAGCGTATTCTTCATACGTCAGGCTGTCCCAGTCCTTGATCACTGGCTTGGGCACTCCATAGTCCTCTCCGTAGCCCTCAAGGCCATGTCTGGGGCGGTCGAAGTTAAGATACCACGACAGAGCAAGAGTATCGACTAGTTTAGCCTTTACCTTGATGCCCAGAACCTTTTCCACTGCGGGGATGTCGAACCGGATAATGTTGTGTCCAATAAGATAGTGATGAGTGCTAAAGAACTCACGCATCTCGTCGTAGTCACCAGTCGAGTGCACCTCTTTTCCATCGTAGCTGTAAGCCAGCACATGGATTTTGGTAAGCTCGTCAAGCAAACCGTCAGTTTCAATGTCGAATACTGTCAATTAGAACACCTCTCGTAGCGTAAATGTATCGTTGTTGAACCGCATCCTGCCAGCATTACCAACCTCGCCTGTAGGACGGTTCTTTTCCACATGTAGGTGTGTCGTGTTACGTTCTTCCAACTCTGTAGATTCCTTGTCACGATGCAGGTTGACGATAACACTAGCACGTTGACCAATCATACGACAGTACTTGAAGTCACCGTTGTCGTTAGTGTGACCAATACTGACGATACCAACATTCAGCTCTGCTGCCAGCTTAGACAGACGAACAGATAAGTCAGCAAGCATCTGCTCTTTGCTTTCATCAGACGACCCCACGATCACATCCTGAATAGGCTCGAAGAACACATACTTAACACCACAGGCTTGGCTAAAGTATCTGATCTGGTCGCACAGCTCTTCTGCACCTTCACCGTCTTGCAGATAGAACTGATAGAACAGTTCGTCTTTAGTCAGTGCCTTGATGGCATCAATAACATCAGCCTCCCGTCCCTTCTCATCAATCAAGTCCCTACGGGTCAGGTTATCGTTAAGCTCATACGACACCAAACCCAACAGAGAACGTAGCTTGGTTTCCTCAAGGTGCCATGCAGCAATCGGAACACCCTTCTTGAGCATATTGTATTCCAAATACCGCATCAGTTCTGTCTTACCAATACCTGTAGGTGCCTTGAACACAGTGAAGTGACCCTGCATCAGACCCAATATCTTGTCGTCTAAGTCACGGATGCCAGTCTCTACATACTGGTGGTTTGGGGTATCCTGATACAGTTTCAAGAACTGTTCAGATGTATTCAGGATATTCTCAGGTGTGTATTTCTTGGCATTGAACCAAGCACCTTTGAACTCTTGGATAGCACCAGCTTTCAGGAACTCGTTAGCATCCTTATATTTGCTGTGATCGACACGATAGACCTTGTTAGGGAATAGCTTGGCAATACGTGCAGCGATCTCATTACCAGCATCATCATTATCGACTGACAAGATGATCTGCTCGAATGAGTTAACCCAGTCATAGCACTTGTCCCACAGCTTCTTAGAGGGCGTAGCAGAGGGCAACGACACAACAGGGTTAATGTAGCTGCTCTTCATCATCTGAGCCACTGACAGAGCGTCTAATTCGCCCTCAGTGATGGTTAGCTTACGGGCACTGCCAGCAGTATACAGGTTCATACCGAACAGCTCGTCACCCTTAAAACCATTCTTGGCATAGAATGCTTTCTCAGGGATTGTACGTACTTTAATTCCCCCGCTGGGGTATACGTATTCCTGACGATCACTGTAGGTCTTTACCCCGTAGTCTTCCATTGTCTGGGCAGTGATGCCACGCATAGAAACCCATTTTCCATCGCTGGGGGTATCTATCCGCTTTGGTGTGAATGTTTCAAATACATCTGCCACCGTTTCTCCTTTCTTTGTCGGGTATTTCTCTTTGGCCCACTCGAACATCTGGTCACGAGACGGGTAGCCCTTGTTACATGCGTGGCACCTCCCATACCCATCAGTATTGTAACTGAAAGCATCAGAAGAGCCACATGCAGTATAAGGACACGGTTGGTGTGCAATATCCATCAGTCTAATCCTGCAATCACCAACCAGTTGTTGCGGTAGGCAAACATATTACCGATCAGCAGTTTTGGGTTCCGCTTAAAACGACCAGCAATGCGCCAGAAGTCAGACTTATTTGTAGGCTTCAAGTGTTGATAAACCTCTTGGTTAAGGTATTTCAGTTTGTGTTTGTTTCCATCAAGGAAGAACTCGACACGGGGAATATACTTGTAAGACTTAGTGCTAACCTCCTTACCAGACACCCGCCAATTACTATTCTTCTCGAGGTAGAAGTTTGGCTTACTATCTGGCTGGATAACAGCAAGCGACATTCGTTTCTGATTAGCCTCTTGGATGCTACCGACCAATGGTATCTGATCTACCAAAGACTGACGGTCGTTCAAGATGCGCTTGACATCAAAACGAGTATTTATGCCTGCATGTACGTTGAAGCTACGGTCTCCAGCTATCTTCCAGCTTTCGTGTCGAGTATCACGATCATTGCGTTCAATGCGTACCTGCGACACAGAAAAGTCCGGTGGGGCATTTTCCACTGCAAGGGGGTAGATACGGACCAGTTGCCTTAGCTCTGGCGACCAACCTGCGCTGCACACAGTCACACGACCTTGACGGTCTGTCTCAGGGGCTGTCTTCCCCAGCATTACAAAATCTTCCAAGATCATGTTGCGTAAACTCCAATTTGGCGCATAAGTTCCCTTGCGGCAACGGGTTCGTAATCTGGGTTTGATACCATTTTACAAATCTCGCCCATAAAGATGTGTCTCACTAGGTTGTGCCCTTCACGGTCTTCTTCATCTAAGCTCTCTTCAACGCCAGAACTTCTGTAGATGTCAACATATGCCTCCATTAAGAGAACTGCAAAGTGTGGGTCTGGATCAGGGTTAGAAACAAACTTCAGGGCCTCTTCAAGAATCCACCCCTCTATCTTAGCACAGTCGTGAATATCACTCTTATTGTCAGCACTCATTTGTTAGCCTCCTTTGTCTTTTCGATAAGAACGTCGCCGTGACAACCCTCAGGGCAACACCAGCACACAAGCAACTTACCCGACAGCTCACCAGACTTGAGGCGGTGCAGAAGACCGTCCTTCATGTCGAGGTATTTACGGTACTTAGCAATGACAGTCTCACGATCACCGTCTTCACCAATGACAAACGGGTTACCCCAATCAGTGCCACGAGTGATCTTAACGTCAAGACCTTCCGCTTCAGCCCAGCACAAGAGTGCATTATCAACAGGCAGGCCATCGTCACCTTTGCTCATGTTAGCTAGGGCGACACCCCCCTTTTCGATCTTACGACGACGATCCATCTGGCTCTGCGACCATCCTTGCGACAAGAAAGATTTAACTTCCTTTACACGTTGGCGAAGACGCATAACAGAGTGACCTTCACGTTCACATTCGTCTAGAAGCTTTTCTTGCTCTTCAACTGGAAGAGCCTGAACTTCGCAATGGTGTCCGTATGTCAACTTGTCCCGACGTCGGGACATCTGAAACTCTTCTGCCATTGAACCCGCATTACGGCAGGTTTGATGTTTTGGGCCATCCCACTCATCACTCTCTACAAGCTTGCTGCGTTCACCATACTTGTGGCCTTTGTTCCACCAGTCACCAAGACGCCACTTGTAGTCTGAATAATCTTTGTTGAGGGAAAGCCCCTCCTGAACCCACTCTTCATAGCCAGTCGAGTTCTTACGATCATCATTTGTGTCGTCATCAAGAACGACAGGTTGACGACCAGATAAGTCAAGTTTATCCAAAAGCATCAGCTTTCCCTCTCTTAAGTAATAGTATCTATAGTATTAATAATAGATACTGTCGTCATAACTTACGTTAGTGTTTCTAACGCCTACACTTGCTAATAGTGCCTTTTTTCAGCGTTAGTCAATTCACGAAATGTTACAACTTACGCTTCAGCTTCTCCAAGGCAGCAGCTTCACGTCTACTAACTGCTTGTTTACTCATGTGTAATTCCTTCCCAACCTCTTCCTGTGTCATGTCGTGATAATATCGTAACTTGATAATATCCAGATCGACACCATCCAAGACCGTGACAACTTTTGACGCTACGTAAGCCTCGTATTCCATCTTCTCGTAGGTCTCAGCATAATCAGGAACAGATATTTCTGCGTCGTCATACTCGACAGAAACAAACTCTACAGCTTCCCGTAAGGCTTCCTCACCCTCTTCCGAGTAGGTCTGGGTCTGGTCTAGTTCGTCGCCCCTCATAGCAGCCCTAGAGGCCCTTGTGATGGGCATAGAGACTGGTAGGTTACCGAAGTTAAGGTAGTCCCACATGGCCCTGTCTGCGGCCCTGTAGACCTTCGCTGGGTGGGCGTCAGCTTCATCAGCTAACACCTCATATGCTGCCAGCAACCCTTCCTGAACCAAATCCTCTCGGTATTGGCTCTTATATTTGTACGACAACTTCTCGCACATACGGATTGCTTCATCCATAGTCATTTTCTGCTTCCTCTCGTTCCTGTTCTTTCATAGCCAGCACTAACACCAGCATTTCTATCGCACCCAGCTTAGAGAACAGCTTATTAGTTCGCCATACGAGCCACAGAGAGGCTGCTAGAGACGCCACTAGCAGTATTGATACGGGATCATACATGATTGTTCCTTTCTGCCTTCTCTGAGGCTCTCTGACGCTCTTCTTTAGTCATTGGTCTAATGTCTTCGGTGGGGGGTAGTGGTCCATTGTTCTCGCCATAGTATCCATATTCATCAAAGCTAAACGCTGCTGCTTTCTCACGGAACCAATCATCATCTAATGGTGTTCGACCTTCTGGTAGCTTAGATTCTGATTCATCTGGCACATGGGAAAGTATCCAGTCATACACATCACCGATGTCCATCTTAGCTGCAGCACAGTGAAGGATAAACTTTATGCCCTCTTCGATAATCAGAGCCTGTGCTTTGTCGTCCATGTGTAGCTGGTAGGTAGCACTACCATCCTCATGCTCTTCGACACTTTCTATTCCGATAGTTCCTATCTTACTGTTCATGTTATCCTCCATAGTAATCAATCACTCTGTTGAATGCTACAATGTCTTGAACTAGACACTCCCAGTCCTCTTCTTGGTGCAGTAAAAGACCACGATACTCTTTTACCTTATCAAGCCTCTCTCGTTCTTGAATACATATATCACGAGATTCCTTGAGTTTAGTCAGAACAAAGTGGTCGAAAAGATTGTGTGCAGCTTCTGTCTCTAGGGCATCGCCTAGTAGTTCAATCATACTCGGCATAGTTCTTCACTCCATGTTTGTCTATATCATGTAGCATTAGCATAAGTGACTTCTTCACGTCTTCTATACTATTACCAGTTACGTCTACAGGGTTCTCTGTCCAACCGTCACCATCATCCATCTGGTAGTATTCATGGATAGCATAGTAACCTTCTTCACCAAGCTGAGGTTTATCATACTTGTGATACATTAGTTGGTAATGCCAGTGACTCATTTTATGATCCAATCCCAATCTTTTTTGACCCACGCTTGGTCTTCAAGTAGTTCAACTTTATCACCGTGTAGTTTCTGTAGTTTTGCCCAAATGTGAGCAATGCTCATTTTAAGCTCATAACCATCAACATAACACTTGTAGCAACTTCCGGTACTACCTTTAAAATACCAGTAGTCACCATCAAACTCATGGTGAGTGATGCCACTATTCAGACGCCAAGAGTCACCAGTTGTATATCCGCCGCTCCAGCCAGCAAGAACACGGTAGTGTGGATCTTTTCCATCATCAAGTTTGATAATAACCCAGTTGTCAGGAGTATACATCACGATCCCTCATAGCTAATAGTGCGACCACACGATTGATATACCATTGACCAACCGCATCCATATGCAGGAACAATCTCAACATACAATGGCATACCGTTTTCATCCTTTGGCCCATGACCACCACTCAAAAAATATGCACCACTCATTTCTGGTGTGGCATGTTTGTAACGGTCACGTTCACGCTGATATATGTCAAGTGCTTTACGCAGATTTTCATTTTCAGCTTCCAGCATTTCAATTCGTGCCTGAGGTGCTAGTTCTTTAATTTGTTCTACAGGGTTGTTATTACTCATCAAGTAAGCCCTCCACCTCATCCATTCTAATCAAAGCAATCAGAAACTTTTCCTGTAGCAGTGCAGTCTGTACACCCCTTGTAACTGCTCTCCAAGAGATATGTCCGAGTTGCTTTGGCCCCTCTTCTGTGTCTTCTACAAGCCAGATACCTAGCTCATCAGTGTCTAGTGTAATGTTCATGTCAGTCCGCCTTTCTCGTATGTGTATTACACGTAAGTCGTAATCCCGAGATATGTAGCACGAAGGTTACATTCTCCTTACCTTTTGCGGTAAATACTCCGTCTAATCTCCGCATATACGGAAGGTATTACCGTTTAGGATAACGCCTTGCAGCTACCCAACCATTGAACTCATCAGTGGTCATGAAGTCCTGCAGCACACGTTCAATAGCCCACAGTAAGTCTTCGTCATGGTCGCCAAGACAGCATACGTTGTAGTAGTTCAGTAGTGTGACAACGACAATCTCTTCCTCGAAGTCGTCACGAAAGTTCTGCACCATCTGGCTGAACCTGTCGATCAGCTTACCGTCACGGCGTAGGTATACGTTGTAGTCAGTCATCACTTCTCTCCTTTCAAGTTAGCGCAGCTAACGCTGCTTAGTTCTGCGAGGGTGTTTATGGCCAAATACTGCATGTCGTACTGAGCAACCTTTTCCAAAGCCTCCATCGCCTTCGCCAATAGAGCTTCGCTCTCCGATAGCTTCGCCTCAAGCCTCCCCGCTACTTCATTCTGATGGATAGCACGAGATTTCCATGTCTCCACCTCAAGTTCCAGTTCCTTGATGCGGTCGGCTCGGACGTATTCTGGGTAATCTGGGTTCTGTCCGTGGTCCAAGTCACTGATAGTCCCACGCCCTAACCTCGCACCATACTCATCTTTAACAAAGCCTGTTAGCCAAATCCGTTCAGGTGCTTCACTCATCCTTGCCTCCTTCCAGATATTCAATGGCGTTGGCCGCTGTGTCCTCGCACCGCTCAATAATCCGTTCATCTATGGATGGGACGCCTCGGCCAAAGTTGGCGCAGTGCAGGATTATTTCGGCAAAGTATTGTGCGGCCTTTTTCTGCTTGGCCTCCAGTTCCTTAATCCACCCAATGGCTGCATCCGCTGTGTCGTTTGCGTGGGTTACTTCTAGGCGTAGGCGTTTGTTCTCTGCCTCCAGTTCTTCGATGCGGTCGGCAGCTTCAAACGGCGCACGATCATACGTTCGCACGTTGTCTTTCCAATCCTGAAACCCCTCACGCATCCAGTTTGGTGTGTCACGCAGCCGCTTCACTAGATCGTCACTCATCCTTGCCTCCTTTTTCAAAATCAAACTGGCTAATTTCTTCTTTTGTTTCGTCAACGGCCCACTTGAAAGCTAACTTTATGTGGTCGAAAAGGGCGCTGGGGAAGAAAAGCACCCAAGCTAACACACAAATGTGCCACTTTCGCACCCAAGGCTTTGGTTTAATTCTTCGCATCCTTGCCCCCTGTCAGTTCTGCGTATGTTGTGACAATGCGATGCAAACCTGTCTCTTTGGCAATGTCTTCTTCGTCAGGGTCTAGCAGGTAGATTGCTTCACCTAATGCATCCACCGCCTTCGCCAGATTGGCCTCTAGTTCCTCGATGTATTGCAGTGCATCTGCTGGTGTTCTGGTGCTGGCCAACACTGACATATCAGTTAGCCGTTCTTTTAGATTGTCATACATCTTAGTCTCCTACTAATGCTTCCCAACTCACAGGATATAGCTCTGCCATCTTGGCACTGATCTGCTGTGCTACCAGACGTGACTCATACTGTGTGTCTTCCTTGAGGCGTAGCTTACACATCGAAGCGAAGGCGTCAAGGCTACCACTCCAATACCACTCAGTCATGGTGCTTTGTGGTAGAACCATACGTGCTTGCTCTGGTGCTACGCCTACTAGGATCAGTGCTTCATACAACCCTTTCGAGTCTTGTGCATACTCAGATACAGCCTCTGCTAGGGTGCCTTCCCCAAAGTAACCTTCAAACCTACCACCCTCTGTATTGAAGAACCCCAATTCAACCACACCTTCGCTACCCTGCTTCTTGTCAGCACTACGCCCACGCCATACATCAGGCACATAGAAATCAGGTTCATCATCTACGTATCGACGACTGATCTCGTTCCAGCGTAGGAACTTATGCTTCACTAGCTGTCGTGCTACAAAGATAGGTGCCTTGATATGAAAGGATGCAAAGGCATGACCGAATGGGCTGATATGTTCATGCTTAGCTAGGTAACGGATTAGCTTGGTGTCTTTATCCGACAGAACCATATCCAAATATAGACCCATCTCGTCTTCTTTTACTTCACTCTGGACAAGTTCACTCTTCTTACCAAAGGATACCCGTGCTGCATTAACAACAGACAGGTCACTTCCCATGTGGTCGATGTATGTAGCTTTAATCACCATTTGTTTTCCCTCACTTTCCAATAGACCCAACACTCACTACAGTGGTCTTCACCTAGTAGTTTGTCAATGAGCCATACCATATTTAACTTACCATTTCGTTGCCAGTCATAGTTTCTGGCACTGAATGTCTGGTTGCTTGCACCACCTGTCACTACGTTAATCCATACGGATGTAGCGACAAGAACCCTGTTGATATACTTAGAAAGTCGTATCATAAAGGACTCCTTGGTATCTTAAGCAATAACTAGAAGGTAGTATCATACAGAATCCCCTTATGCTTTAGTGTCATAAACCACTTCAGTTCCCGTTCTTGGAACGACACATCTGCATTGGTATCTTCCCACAGGGTATCGTCAATCTCACGCTGTAGATTGTTTACCATTTCGTCTACGGGGATGAGTCTTGGGTCATTTTCCATCGGTAACCTCATTTGTATCTTGTTGTGTTAGTGTAGAATACGTGATCACCAACCAACCCGTCAAGTTCAAAGTGCTTATGCCAGTAAGGTTTTACATGCACTGTGTGGTAGTGGGTAGACGTGATACCCATCTTTAGCCCAGCCATTACGTTGGTGGCCACTTCCATCGCCTTTTCCGCTGCGGGGGTATCAGGCAATCGGTCTGATTTTCCATCGTGGGTAAAGCTAAAGGCTTTCCGTTCAAACACGACACCACAAACAGTGTCAGGGTAGCGATCATCTGCCACTCGGTTCATAACCACCTCAGCGACAGCATACTGGCCCTGTAGCGGCTCACCACGAGCCTCGAAGAACACAGCAGTTGCTAAACATAAGATAGGTGTCATCTTCTATTTCCCTTAGTAATGGAAGATAGCTATGCTACGTCTTCCTTATACCCTCATTTGATTTCTACCACTTTGTCAGCATAGAAACTCTTCCACTGCTTGGAAGCAATCTCCCAGATAGCAACCTGACCACGAGCACGCATTGCTTCGCCTTGGGCTAGACCTTTCTCTGAACCTACCATTTGGCTGGTGGGTTTGAACAAACCATTCACGACACGTTCAGAACCATCTTTCTTGATGAACTTAACAGTGGCAATCTTGGTGCCTTTGCTGTCGATCAGGTCACGGACCAGTTGCACCTGCAACGTTTTTTGGGTAGTAAGCATTTGAGTCTCCTTAAGAATCATGTTGGTTTACTTATATTGTAGGGTGTGAAGCACTGGTAGTCAAGCACTTTTAGTTCTGGCTGACAGGTTTTATTTAGCTCTTCTGCCCTTACCTTAGCTTGATGTAGTGTATACCGTTTTCCCACGTCTAGTGGGTAGACCCTCTGATAGCTGTGGCCGATAGTCACCATAGCTATAATGTAGTGTCGCTTCATTTGCTTCCTTTCGCCATTGTTGCAACCTCTTCATACTCTACCTTGTCGATCAGGTCAAGCAGTCTATCTTCGATCTCCTGCACTTCATCAATACGACGATCAAAGTCATGGTAGGCATCACCTAAACGACCAAAAAGAGCTGCTAGTCGAAAATCTTTGGTCTGACCCTCATGGTTAGCTTGTTCATCGAAGTGTAGCCCACGATCACAATCACGTTTGCATTCACTGAGGCTGGCCTTTAATACTTTCAGGTCGTAGGCCAGTGCTTCTAGGTCTTTCACTACAGTTTCCATTACATATACTCCCACAGCTTAAGTTTCAGGGTTTCTAGGGCTTCCAGTGCATCCATGACAGCCTTATCTACATCGTCTGGGCACTTGTCCTGCCAGATTTCTTCGACAGTCTGGTGAACTTTATCTAAGTCGTCAGCCCATGCTGCAATATCGTGATAGTCTACCATCTTACGAATCTCCTTTTCCCCAGATAACTTCACGTTCTGTCTGCATTGCATCTATGACCTTATCCGAGCTAATTTCCACTGTCAACATCGGATATTGGTCTTCCCCCTTTTTGACTGAGCTACTAGCCACATAAATAACCTCGTACCATTTAAGATTATCACCAAACTCGTCAAACAGCCAGTTAACGACAGCAAACATTTCCTGAGACCACCGATCCGAGTAGTCCCATAACCAGATGCGGGGTATACCCTTGACTGTTATCTTCTGGGGTTCTTCCACCCCCTTTAGCCCCAAGTTAACTTCGGCCTCGACAATAAGATGAGTTTTATTTTCCACTGTAGGGTCTCCTTAAAACCGGGGTTGGTCGATGTAGGCTTTAGCAGCCTCGACACTGTTGAAGGTCTCACGATAGATGTGACCCAGATATACATCATAAACTGTCTTAGTGTCAAACTCCATCGTGCGTATCTTGTAGCCTTTGTAGGTAAAGTTCTTCGGGTTGATCAGAAACCCATTATCATCACGTAAGGACATTTTAGTTCTCCTATTTTCCATCGTGGGGTGTTTATGGAATCACCTTACCAATTTCCACTGGTGGGGTCAACCCTAATTTCTTCAATGCTCCGCATTTCCACCGGAGGGGTCTTAATTTCCACTGGAGGGGTGACTCTCTATTTCCACTGGAGGGGTGACTCTATATTTCCATCGGAGGGGGTCTGACTATACGAAAGCAGGGGGTCACCTACCCGAAAGTAGGTGATTCGGTATACGAAAGTATTGTCAAGTGCTCTTTCGTATACATGCGAGTGCAAAAGTATATGATTCGGTCTCATTCGTATGTGTCAAGCTCTCTTTCGTATAGGTCACGGTTCATTTGGGTGTGATTCGGTATCAAAAGTATTGTCAAGGTCTCTTTGGTATAGGTTGACAGGTTCATTGGTATATACCTACCGATTCGGATATGATTCTGTCTCGAAAGTATAGGCAACGACACAAAAGTATTGGTTGACAGGTGCAAACGTATACCCCTACCTATTCGGGTAGGTTTGTGTCTCGTTTGGGTAGGTGATACATACAAAAGTATTGTTCCCGCATGAGGCGAGTCCTTGTGTGATTCGTTCGCTTTGGTTAAGCGTGCCACACGATTTCCTGTATTTGTCAACGCATACCTGCTATGCGTCTAGTGCATACGTGACAAATTGGCACTTGACAGCAATGTTGCCGATTCGTTCCAGTTAGTTTAATGGTTAAACTATAGAGTCAGATTCCGCACTCCTAAACCGTCCCATACCGAATCAGTGTCCGCTGATCTTTCCTGACCTCGAATCAACCTTATCAGGAATCCCATGGCCTTTGCAAGCCCCTATTTTCCGTTTGACTCTTTTCTTTTTTGCCGCCATGATACGAATCAATCGAAACGACAACACAAGGAACACACACACAATGGCACACAATCTTACACAAGCGGAAATTGACGCCCTATGGGATCAAGGTTTTCGGCCCTATGAAATTTACACCTGTAACAAAGAGCCTGTTGAATATGGTGGGCAATTGGTTGCGGCTGGCATGATTAAGGGCTGGCAAATCGAGTTTGTTTTCTCGACTCGTGAATTGCTTGAGTCCTACCCATATTTTGACGCTGTTATCATGGTCGACTCAATGGCAAGTGTCGAAACCGTTTGGAAAGGCTAACAACGGGGGCGCAAGCCCCCTACCAACACAAGGAAACGACAACATGAAATTCTGCATTGCAATCATTGTCTTTTTGGTTTTGTGGCTTTTGGCTTGTTATGGTCAATTCGCATTTTGGATGGATGAAACGGGCATCGGTTTTGTTTTTTATGGTTTTGGCGGTGGCGTGTTTGAAACGCCCTATATGGCACAATAAGGGGGTAAGTTTTAATGTTTTGCAAAGTAGCTTGTCGCACAGCTAACGGGTATTGGTTCTTTTGGGATAATCAGTTGTTTAGCACACCGGAAGGGGCCTATGATTATATCAGCAAGCAAAAAGACTATATAAAAGG